ACTCAACAAAGTTATAAACCTTGGAGTTATTAACACTCATTTTGCCTTTTGCTTTGGCAAGACTTTTCAATGATTCACTATGAAAAGTAGCAGCACTTGCATTAGGATAACCCATAGTAACAAGACGATTTTGCAATTCAGTTGCAATTTTCTTGTTGAAAGCAAGCATCAAAACATCACCGCTCATACGATCAACAGCATTGACGGCAGTAGTAGTTTTACCACTTCCCGCTTTAGCATTGACAATCGCATTGCCAGATCCTTCAGATACCCATTTATATATATTTTCTTGATAAGTAGATGCAAACATGTGACAGCAGTATATTCTAGTTTTTTAGTAGTCTTTTTTCTACAATTCTAGTTTTTTAGTAGTGTGATTTGCGAAAAACAACAGCAACGAAAGATAATAGTTTTCAGACTAAATATATATATATGGATACAAAAATTTGCAATTCGTGTAATGTTGAAAAAGAAGTTTCAGAATTTTACATTGAAAAAAAAATATATAAAGGCAAGGAGAGCAACAGATTTAAAACTAAATGTAAAGAATGTGAAAGAATTAGAGCATCTGAATATTATAAAAATAATAGGGAAAACGGATTAAAAAAAAGAAAAGAATATTATAATAATAATAGAGATTATTTCTTAGATTTGAATAGAAAAAGATGGGAAGAGAACAAAAAACATTTAAACAAAAAAAGAAATGAAAAAAGAGCAGATCCAGTTTTTGGACTCAATATAAAAAAAGTAGCTAACACTAGAAAACAGTATAGGTATGATAATGACCCATTATTTAAGATGAAATCATCCGTAAGAATTAGGATGAACAAAGCAATTAAGGGATTCACAAAATCTTCAAAATCAGAATATATTCTTGGTTGTTCTTGGGAAGAATTGATGACTCATTTAGAAAGTAAATTTACTGATGGCATGAGTTGGGATAACCATACTACACACGGTTGGCATATTGATCATATAATCCCTCTATCTTCTGCTAAGACATTGGAAGAGGTTGAAAAACTATGCCATTTTTCAAATTTACAACCATTATGGGCAATTGATAATTTATTAAAGGGGGGTAGGGTTTAAAGAAATCTAATACATTCAAAACATTCTAATAACAAATCCACTATCGTCTTTCTTACCCTTACCCTTGGCTACAAGACCAACAATGCAATTACTAGGATCAAGAAAGCGAAGATCATTTTCATCCCCGTTGATAACTTTCTTACCCTTATAAGTAGTAGGAAGTTTATTTTCAAACACCATCGCGACATTGCCACCCATACTCATAATAAGATCAGTGTGAGATTCATTGCTTTCACTACGAGAGAAAGTAAGATGATAATTACTAGGAAATTTACCATTGATAAAGTTGATCATACGCTTTACATTCTTGGTATAATCATAAAATACAACATCGGGAAAGTGTTGCATCATATTCTTGCCTTGAAACAATACATTTTCCCAAGGAATATCACTTGTAAGATTGAATCTAAAGCAAGGAATCATATCATTCTTCTTTGCTTTTTTAACAGCACTTTGAATTTCTTTATACAATTTAAGCAAGAAAATCTGCTTATCATTGAAAAACAATTTAGTTTTATCAATACGCGCTTTTTGAACATTTGAATAAACACCCATGCCAGCGGTATTAAGACAAGCAGCCGCACATCCTATTGATGCAAATTGACAAGTGTTATAACCAGACAATTTAGCAGGAGCTAAATGAATACCATTTGAATAATAACCAAACGATTCACCTTTCTTGATTTTTGTATTTGCAGTAGTGAGTAGTTTCATAGCGACAACAATATAATCTAGTTTTTTATTAGTCATTTGTCTCCATTATCTCAACAAAATCATACAATACATCAGATGATTTTTTGATAATATCAAGGTATTCATAAGGAAACCAACCATCTTCATCATCATTTATTTGTGAATAAGGTTTAACATCATCGGTCAACATATTGTGCATCATCAATTTATCAGCATCAATAAAGCATGACAACGACATATCAACACATATTTTATTTGTTTTGTTAATCATAGCATCACCACAATAATCTAGTTTCTTATTAGTTTTTATATCTTTTTCTATATTGATATATAAACTTATATCTTCAACTATGATAATCTAGTTTTTTATTAGTCTTTTTATCCTTTCTACTATCTGTTTATCTTTGTTTTATTTTTTTAATTATTATTGTCTTTATCATTGATAAAATTTGCTATATCATTATTAGTTACGCTACGCGACATGTTTTATTCCGTAACTCATTGATAATCAATGATTTTGTTTTTTTGGATACAAATCGTTGGATATATATTATATTGTGTTTATCTGGCGTATTTTGTTGATATATATCGTGTGTGTATCTGTGTGTGCTTGTGTGTATCTATGTGTATTTCGATACATTTTATGCGTATTTTGATATTGTTTTAGTATATTTTGGTGTATTTATACGCTATTTTTGTTTGTTTTTGATCCTCATTTTGTTTATGAGTTGATCGTATTCCCCGCTTCTGTATTGTTTTAAGATGATATCCACTGCAATGCAACAGGCTTTAAAATTATTTTTTTGGGTATTGTTTGATTGTTTCATGTGTGTGTTGTTGTTATTGTGTGTATGCTTATTCACTAGCCATTATGCGTTTTATCAGATTTACATGTTTATATCAGATAAACAAAGTTGTGATATTTACAAAGTTATAATGGTGACATTATTGTATTGATACCAATGTCAATGAACTGATATGTTATTGTCTATTTTTATTTTAGAATTTGGAAAAGTCCAACACTCTTTTGTATCGTTTATAAAACAAACCCAGTATAAGTCATGTTCTTGGGAATAATCAATTACCAGATGTGCATATCCTTTTCCTTTGGGTGTTGTTACTGGTATTGTTGGGTTTAATTGTAATATCATAAAGTTATAATAGATATATGATTTTATTTTTATTAATTTATTGTTGTTGACTTGCAGTTAAGTAGTTGATTGCATTTGATAGTATTTGTATATCATCATCGAAATTACCCAATGCTCTATTGCATTTATGGCACAACCAACCACGAAATGTTTTTGTTTTATGATCGTGATCCAATACCCAAGCTGTGTTTTTATTGCCTCCTCTGCCTTTGCATTGTTGTTCGTTTGAATTGCATATTGGGCAGATATAATCTTTGTCTGGTTTTGTATTAATTTTTTTAAGATGTTGTCTTACTTTATACAACTTTTTTCTGCATTTTTTACATTCTGCTTTTAGATAATTGCCGCCGCTATCATTGAAAAAACAACTAACAGGCAATAGGTTTAAACACTTATTGCATTTTTTGGTTTCTGCGTTGGGATTTATTGAAAACTCCAACTCAAATAATTCTTGCTGAATCGACATTTGTTTTTATAATTTATATTTGAATGTCTTACCATCTATGATATTGTCTTGTACCAATATATCAAGTGCTAGTGCTTTATCAAAAATTTCGTAGGCTTTGGATAATTCTTCTAAAAAGATGTTCTTTTCTATTTTATCGTTTACTACAGGATGTTGGCGGATTTTTATGTTTTGTATGTTTATTGTTTTGTCTTGCAGTAATGTGAACGTTATGTGTGCTAGATGAACATCTGCGTCTTGTTCGCTGGTTATCAATGATCGATGAATGTACTGCATATTTGATGCTTTGTTGTATCAAAGTTTGTTACTTTTTAATCTCTAGGATTTCCACTTTCGTTATCTTTCGTGAAACCTCGTTGTGGAATACATAATCAGATCCCACATAATAATCATCTACAATCTGTTGGATTGATTTATCTACCAGCATTACTAAAAGAACATTAAAGCCAGTAGTGAATCGATCACCGTCTTCAATTGTGATATTCAGTGTAACTGTGATGTATTCGCTGGTCATATTATTATTGTATTAGAGTTCTTTATGTATTTCTTTCTTACCATCTTTACGCACACGCTTATTCTGTACTCGTCTCCAGTACTTGCGTAGATGCTTCCACCATTGAACGGTCTTGACACCGCCTTTACTCTTTGATGAACTACTCATGTATGTATTGTATTAGAGTTCTTTTAAAGTTTACCCTAAACTTTGTAGCCACTTATAATCCTTTTCTGTGAGATTTGGGAAATACATCTCTTTCAGTTGACCAAAACTAAATCCAAATGTTACTACTCGGTGCAATAGTTGTTTTAAATCACCTGGATTGTTCATCCAAACATCACCATCCTCTTCATCTTTCAAGAATTGAATTTCATTTTTATCATAAGTTTGAAACCTAAATATGCGATGAGTTTCATCTGAAAAATTAGGATCATTTTCTCTATAAAAGCGTAGAACTTCTAGCATATTATGATGTGGATTATAAACTTTTATAGCTTTCGCTGTCTCAGTTGGAATAACTATTGAATGCTTACGTTTCCCGTCTTCGTCATACTCAATTAAAAAAGACACTGTAGAGTCTTGGAAGTTCTCAAGGATCTGCTCAACTAATAAATCAAAATTCATGCTGTTATTTAGTCGTTTCGCTATATTCTTGCGTCTCTTGCTTTATTTTAGCTACACGGTTTTGACACCGCCTTTACTCTTTGATGAACTGCTCATTTGTTTATTGATAAAATTAACTGACGGTTTGTTGTTCTAGTTGTTTAAGTTTGTTTTTCAAGCTGTTTAATTTGTTTTCAATCGAGCTGTTTTTATTTTCAACGAGTCGTATCATTGATTTACAGCATTTGCAAAACTGATAGTATGATGGTTTTGGATTGTTGCCTTGATATTTCAAGGCTTGCTGAATACGATTATGACTGGTGGTTTTGACGCGAATGATCCTTGAACAATCGCAGGTGTATTCGTATGTGTTTTGTCGTTTGGTTTTGGTAACACTGGTGTCATAGCTGTGGCAACGAATCGGTTCAGCATTGAAAACCTTTATCATAACATATTTCCATTCTTTGCCATGACTCTTTACAAAACTACCAAACACCATTCTCTGAATATAATGAGCCATTTCATGAACAACAATCTCATGAAAGGTTTGTTTGTTATGCTCTGCCAAGTCAAGTTGGAACATCAATTCTCTGATTGATTGATCAAAAGACACAAGACAAGTTCCTGCTTTTGTGCCGTTTCTTTTAAAGATGATGTTGGTGGGTCTTGGAAAAACCCTGTTAAAGAATTTTTCAGCAACGACGAAACACTCTTCAACTTGTTGTAGTATGGTATCTTGCATGCCATTAGAATAATCTAGTTTCTTATTAGTTTATCGGGCTATGAATAAACCCTTTAATTTGTTCGTAACTCTTTGTAATAGAGTAAGTTGCAACTTAACTTTGCCTTTTTTGATTTCTTCTATTTTGTATCGCAATGAATAAAACAAAGCGTATTCATCTTCAGAGTCAATCATACCAAGATCTACAAGTTTGTCTGGTATTGACAACACCAAAGCTTCTAGTTCGTAGTGTGTGGAATTCATGATTATTGAATCAATATTGCTTTACAGTCAAACTCTTCATTGTGAACAATTTCATGATTACCATAATACCATTCACTGTTTACCCCTAGTTTTATATGTTCTTCTTTGCAAGAAGAACACGCATTTACTCCTCCTTCATATCCATTAACAACAACCATTGTTTCTGGATCGTATTCTTGAAGTTTTTCAATTAATTGTTTGACTTTCATCTTCAATTAAAAAAGAAAGGAAACGATTGTTTGACTAGGGAAAGAGTCAATTCTTCACAGATCAACCATTTGATAAGAACGATTGGGTAAAAGATGGCATCAATGATTCCCCAGAATAGACTATTGTTGTTTAGATTATATCCCAGCACACCAACGATGTAAGCCAAGACATAACTATAATTAGAACGGTAATAATAAGTTTTGTTCATATTAAAAAAGATTAATAATTGCTTTAATGATGGTTACGAAAACCATTGTTAAGCACACTCCCATAAAGAGTGTGCAAAGAATTAGGATTGGTGTTGAATCAAAGTTTTTCATTTAAAAATGTTTCTATTTCTTCGAAAAATTCACCATCCCATTCACGATTTTTATTGATGGTTTCAAATTCATCTGTTAAGTCTTCAGCAAGTTCATAAAGACCACCGTGTCCTTTTTCTTTAATAGTCTTTTCCAACAATTCACTGTGGTCTATTTCATGCGTATGCATCGCATGTGCAACAGTGATTGCCGCAACTACTTCATAATGAGTCTCTTGCCAAGATGCAAATCCGTTTGGGAAATTTTTCATAAATGTAATTTAGATGAGATGATTGTATTTTAGTTTTTTATTAGAATTTTTTTATAAAAGATTATGAATCTATTCATAATATGGATAAATAATAATATGAAATGTTTAATTTGTGAGAAATCATTAGAGGGAAGACAGAAAAAATTTTGTAGTAGTAAATGTAAAAGTATGTTAGCTAATAATAAATTGCAAAATTATCAAGCACAGCAAACAAGGGGCAAGATAAGAAAAAAAAAGTTAATCGAAATGAAAGGAGGTTGTTGTGAAAAATGCGGTTATAATAAAAGTTTAGCAGCATTGTCTTTTCATCATTTGAATCCAAATCTTAAAAAATTTCATTTAGATATTAGAAATCTTTCCAATAGGAAGTGGGAAATGATTATTGAAGAATTTAATGAATGTGAATTGTTGTGTTTTAATTGTCATATGGAATTACATCATGGTTGCGAATGGTAGGGGTGGAGGGATTCGAACCCCCACTCAATCGATTATGCTTACCACTATAGTTTTCACTACCCTTTCGGTTTGTGGTCTGGACTATCCCTTAATCTTCAGCATTACCTGTTAAGACTGAACTATTATAGTCTCTGCACGTCTCTCTTTCGAGATTTCGCTCAAGATTGGCATCAGCATTATCTGTTAAGCGTTCCTTGAATTTAAGTTCTGCTAACTTATTATTTCTAACAAGAAGACCCGTTAAAGTCGACTGCTTTGACCATTAAGCTACACCCCTTTATATAAAATTGAACAGCCTTTTATTGACTTGCTTAGGTCAGATTACCGATATTATCGGAGTCTGTATTGATTTGTTTCGATGTTGACATCGACAAGATTGCGCTTTTCAAGAGCAAGAATAATGCGCTTGGCTTTCTTATCAAAAGAATGCCATCCATCAATCTTACTGATGAATGCAAACGCTTCTCTTTGATGTTTGCCCATCTTTTTAATGTTTGTTTCCATATTATTGCGTTTTTTGCTGTTATCGGTGAATCATTGTCACCGCCGACTAATTTAAGATACCAACAATTTTCACTTTGTCAACATCTTGTCCCATAAGATAATCTAGTTTTTTATTAATTATTCTGAAAACATGCTGTTGTCGTTTTCGTATTCATCGGGAGAAAAAGTTTTTCTTAAAACTATTTCTGTAATATATTTGTCACACAGATGATTGATATAATCATCAAATTCTTTATCATTCAGAAAACCAACAGCCACATGCCCATTGGCAAGCATAACTTTTTCTATTGGTTTTTTATTATACATTATATAAACTTTTTATCAAGCGAATTCTACTTCGATTTCGTGTCCTGTTTCTGATTTGGTTTGTCCATCTAGAACAAGATAGATTGCGGCGTGGTATTTATCTTCATCAATATCATAGAAAAAGTTTAAATCAACAAATTCATTTATTACATGCCACTCATCTTCTTCATGAGCGCGTTTAATTGTATACTGACCTTCTTGTGTGTCAAGAATAAGTTCTTGTTCTTTGACAATAAGTTTCATTTGTTTCTTTATTAGATGTGTTTAAGAATTTTTCCTACCATTCGAATAGCAACGATGAATTTTACCATCATCGCCCGTTTTAAATAAAATCCATTCTCCTTTATTATGTTTTTGTTTAAGATAGTCTTTAACCCATTTAGGAAAATCTGTAAAACTATCAGCAGTCTTTATTTTATGTTCAAATGGAGTAGCGATAATACAAACATACCTAGCGGGTTTCATTTGTTTCTGTATTTACGGAGAAGTTGCTCGTCTGTCATGCGAGTGGTCAAGAATGTCTGGTGGAAAGTAACAGGGATGTTGCCGTACTCACCATCGTCGTGGATAAGAGTGTCGCCATTGTAGATATCAAAATCTGCACCCCAATAACTTTCATTAATAACTACTGGTGGGAATCTCTCACCATCAATATTTGAGGTGATATTATGCTCAATGACTACTCGTCTTTTAGGATTAAAAAGATTAAAAAGATTAAAAAACATATTATTAGTATTGGTTGTTGTGTTTATCCATGATAGCGTTGAACCTCTCTTGAAATATATTTGAGGAATCATCAAATAGACTAATATCGGGTTTGAGTGAATTGATTGTTACTTGAGTGAGTTCTGAAAGATCCCGAATAGTTGCGAGCAATTGTTCAATTGTTTGTTCCGCAGTATCCATATTATTAGTATTGGTTATAGTGATTATTCATTGTAGTTTCAAACTCTTCTCTCATATCATTCTTGATAATGCCACCACGCTCGATGGACACTTGAATGATGTGAGACAGATCACGAACAGTTTCAAGAAGTTTCTCGATTGTTTGTTCAATTGTGTCAGTTTGCATGTCAGTATATTAATCTAGTTTTTTATTATTACAATAAATACTTCTAAGTGATAAATACTAGTATGAATGAATTAGAAGATACAAAATATAGTAAATGGTATTTTAATATTATAAACAATCGAAAGCAAAATCAACCAATTGGATATTCAGAAAAACATCACATAGTTCCAAAAAGCATTGGGGGTTCAGATGAATGTTCGAATATTGTTAGGCTTACTGCGAGAGAGCATTTCATATGCCATTTATTGTTAACTAAAATGTTCAAAGGGAATAAATTCAAAACAAGTAAAATGATAAGAGCTTGGTGTTGGATGTCTTGGTGTCAACACAGTGGACGAGATTACAGGGTAAACGGAAGATTGTTTGAAAAAATGAAAGTTAAATATGCTAGAATTGCTTCAGAAACACAAACTATAAACAATAGTCAAAAAAATACAAGATGGATTCATAACAAACATACCAAACAAAATAAGAAGATTTCAGTTGAATTAGAGATTCCTTTTGAGTGGGAAGAAGGTAGAATTATTAATTGGGATGGTTTTGAAATTAAAAAACTTGAAAAAGAAAAACGTAAACTCGAAAGAGAAAAACGTAGAAATGATAAAGCTGAAAAAATAATTTCTATGAAGAAAGAAAAAAATATTAATAATTCACAAAATGATAAAATCAAAGAACCTTATATTTGTTTACATTGTGGCGTTTCATATGTTCCAATTTTAGATTCAATGTATTGTTCTAAAAAGTGCTACAATGCGATACAATATATTACAGATAAAACAATTACAATTTTTAAAGATAAAAAAACAAAAAATATCAAACGAATAGATTTTTCTGCTTATAAAAAATGTGGATGGTCAAAATCTATTGAATAATAAAATTGGTGCGCCCATCAAGAATTGAACTTGAAATATCGGTTTAGAAAACCGAGGTTATATCCTTTTAACTATAGGCGCAATAAACTTATTAGAAGTTTTTAAAGTCGTGATCTGGGAAAATCTCTTTGATTTGTTCATGAAGGAGGCGTTGAAACTGTAGGAACTTATCTGTCAACTCCCAAAGATTATCTTTGCCAAGTTTTTCATAAGCAATATTAACTTCATTGATTAGTTCGTGACCGCAAGAATCAAGAACAGATTCCATGTCTTCAAAGTTTGGTGCAAGTATTTTCATATATTCTTTCACTTGTGTTAGTTTATTTTAGTTTCTTATTAATCACCAAGATGAAGTATAAAACAATCGTTCTTTATCCCAGTTGGTGTTGTCAATAAGATTAGAAATTTCATCAATTGCTTTTTCAATACGTTCCCAATAGTATTCATCAACATCAGTTGATCCAAAAAAGAAACCAGAAACTGGCATCATTTCAGAAGGATCATTTTCTGATTTTGTATTCAGTAATGTTTCCAGCAAATCAATTAAAACATCTTTGTCTAGTTCATAATGTGCGCAGTTGTCGATTCCTACTTGAACATGTGTGACAAACCAATTATGAAGCGCATTAAATTTGCGCCAATAGGCCACCTGATGAAAGATAGTATAATAGTCTTTAAAAGTATCTGGATATGGTTGATCTAATGGCAAAAACTCTACGATTTTTGGATCGTTTGGATTGGTTTCCCTGTCGAGTTCGTGCAATTCGTCGATGGTGTGTTTGGTCTTTTTGACCTTAAAGATATACATGTCTAGTCCCATGGCTTTATTCTATTTTAGTTTTTTATTAGTATCGAAATTCAGTTTCATCAACTGCATCTTTCATTAGTTGTCGAAATAACATACGCCAAGACCTTTCGTTAAGAATTTCCAGTCTTTGTTTATTGATTATTACTTTGCTTTCTTCAAGTTGATCTTTATAAGAAGCTACTTTCTTTTCGAGATATTTGATTCTGTTTTCAGTTTTTTTAGTATCATTCATAATTTTATTCTATTTTAGTTTTTTTATATTAGGATTGAACAGTTGTATTGAGTTTCAGTTTCTTTGCCGCAAGAGCATACACCTCAAAGAAAGTTTCACGATCTTCTAGTGATAAATCTAACACTCGCTCACCTACAGTCTCTAAGAATGTGTCTTCTTCTTTAGCATTATAGGTAAGATCAGCAATCACTATATTATTCTCTTTGCCTTCAAAGCAGTTCTTGTGAATGCTACACATATTTTTTCTGATATAGTCACCATCATCCTCCCACCCAAGAACATCAATATATTCCTGCAATTTATCGTATTTACCATTAGGAAAATACTTAACAATAACCAGTCTATTGTCTACATCCTCTGGCGGATTGCCAAGATATGTCGGAGGTTGTGCGCCGATATTATCAATTCTGATTTTCATGATGTGTTTTATATTTTAGTTTTTTATTAATAGATGGTAGCCACGGTCGGGGTCGAAAATGTATCTTTTGGAATAAATATTAGTATGAAATTTCTTACATGTGATAGATGCGATTGTAATTTTGAAGTGGGTGTTAATTCATGGAAAAATAGAAGAAGTAGAAAAAAAAATTTTGGAATTGGTATTTATTGTAGCTCAATATGTAGATTAAAATCAAGGGGTCACTCTCCTAAAACAGAAGTCAAATGTCTTAACTGTGAAATATTATTTGAAAAACATACAAAAGAAATTGAAAAAACTCCAAATAATTTTTGTTCTAGATCATGTTCAGCTACATATAATAACACTCACAAAACCAAAGGAATTCGTAGATCAAAGTTAGAAAAATGGTTAGAAAAACAATTATTTATTTTATATCCAGATTTAGAAATTACTTATTCAAGTAAAAATGTTATAGATTCTGAACTTGATATTTATATACCTTCTTTGAAATTAGCTTTTGAAATTAATGGATTGTTTCATTATGAACCTATTTTCGGAGAAGATAAATTAAATCAAATTCAAGAAAATGATAATAAAAAACTTCAAGCATGTATAGAAAATAAAATAGAATTATATGTTATAAACACAAGTCAGCAAAAACGTTTTAAAGAATCAAATTCTCAAAAATATCTCGATTTTATCACACATTTAGTTACTTCTAAATTAGAAGCATCCAAGACAGACTACGTGGAAGTAGTGTGATTCCTGTCTCTAGCCACGGTCGGGGTCGAACCGACAAGCCGATTAGGGCAACGGATTTTAAGTCCGCAGTGTTTACCAATTTCACCACGTGGCCATTTATTATTGTTTATTCATCCAATCAATTACATCATGCAAACCTTCAGATTTATTACCATCTCCATAACTGCAGAAATGTTTTCCTGTTGTTGTCAAACCATGCCAAGGATGTTGATCGGTTTTGGTGTTTTGCCAAGTATAGATTTGACCATAAGGTTCATTGTCTTTAGAAACATTGATGAATGTTTTGTTGTTTGAACCTTTCAAACGCTTGCTGTAAGTGAGTCGCATGTCAGTATGTTAATCTAGTTTCTAATTAATGCAATAGAATTTTTTATAAACAATTTTCTCTAAACCAAAGTTATTAAGATTTGGAAGTATTGAATTTCTAATAAAGTTTCTTCTGTATTTGGTATCATTGTTTGTAGGATCTTCTACAACAAATTCCCAAAGGTTATTATTATCAATGTAGTCTTTTATATTCGACTTTTTTGTTTTCAAAAAAGGACGAATCATTTTATGATTATTATTATGAAATTTAGTTGCGATTGGAATGGGTGTGTATTCTGGACAACCTTTTAATGTATTCATCAAATATGATTCAACAGCATCATTGAGATGATGACACACAATAATATCTTTGTTTAGACTAGAAAAAAATTTAAGTCTTTCTTTTCTAAGATGATCTTCAATTCCATGTTTGACATTATCATTAAAGTTAGTTCTTTTACCCAAGACTAATTTGATATTATGTTGCGAGCAAAATCTTTCAACAACTCTCTGCATTTTTGCATTTGTTGATTGAAAGTTATGATTGAAGTGACAGGCAGATACTTTATCTTTATATAACCTTGATAGCAAGTGTAAACATGCTATAGAATCAATTCCTCCACTTACAGCAACACAAAAATCTTCTTTAGGAATTAATGATCTATCAAGTCTAATCATATCAATACATGTTTCCACTGAACATGTTGCCTTTGGATACATATGTTCCATTAACCTTAGTCAATGTATTACTATTTCCATAAAGACTACGAGAAACAATAACACCTCGACTTGAAGGTTTCTTAAACGATTCTGATCTCCAACTGCTTTTGATTACTTTGATAGGTGCTTTGAATTTGTTTGACATGGCTTTATAATATCTTAGTTTTTTATTAGTTTCCAACCACATTTAGTCTGTAGTTGTCTTCCTTGTTTTAAATGATTGAATGCACCTATAGATAATCCTGTTTTTTTAGACATATCTGTCAAAGATAATTCCAATGTTTCTAAAGTATACACATTAAACCATTTAATTTTATTGAGTTCGTTTTTTGTTAAACTCATTTTATTTTTAGAATCTTCTTTGTGTGTATAAGATGGTCTGACATATCCTTTTTGTTTTTTTATCTGCCAACTTTTTTTAGCCCAAGCACTCCTATTTTCTGTTGTAGCTTTTACCATGTTATTTAAATTTTTATTATTATGCCAATATGTTTTTAAAGATTTTGATATTTTTAATTTAGTTTCTTCTGATGGTATACCACCATTACCACCCTCTGTTAGATTATAACCATTAGGAGAAATAGTATTGTGGTTATTTATATAATAAATTTCTTTATCGCAACACTCTTTAATTGAATTACAAGTTTCTAAAACTTCCCAATCAAAGTTATCAATACCATACTTACGTATTGCTTGTTTAAAAAGATAAAAATAATGTTTATTAGAAGGTGAATTTGCTTTACATAAATGCGCTTTCTTTCTTTCTTCTAAAGTTTTTGTAGTATATCCTATATACTGTTTTCCATTAATTTTATTAGTAACCATATATACAATCATGCTATATTATTTAGCACAAAAATATAAAAAATAATATAGAGGTTGTTTATTTTAAACATCTGATTGTTATAATCTAGTTTTTATTTGATAACAATCACCTCCCTTGCTTGGCATATTTTTTCTTGTAATTTTTTGAATTCTTCAAACGAGAAGATTTCGTTTTGGCATGAATTCCTTTTCTCTTAATTCTGTTGTCTTTCTTTGTTGTTTTAGTTTTCATAAAGTTATTATATCATTAAAGTTTTAATATGCAAATGTTTTTGTGAATTAAAAAGCTGAAGGTGAGATTCGAACTCACGGTGCGGAAATATTTTTTTGTTCGAATCTGGAAAAAAACTCAAAAGTATGTTAAATAATAATATGCCTAGATGGGAAATTGAAGAATGTGAAAGAGCAGTAGATCTTTTAAAATCTGGAATGTCATATTGTGAGATTGCAAACATTTTAAATAGAACACCAAAATCAATAAAAATAAGATTAAACAAGTGTGGTTTAAAATTCAAAGATTTTAAAAAAATACCAGAAATCAAAAAATGTAAAAATTGTAATAAAGATATTTTAGCATTTGGAATTTTATATTGTTCATCTTCTTGTGCCGCAAAAGTCAATAATGCATTATATCCAAAACGAACTAATTTTGATAATTATAGAAATGAAAAATACAATAAAAGAATAAGAGTACTAAAAAAACAAATTTTTTGTTTATATTGTGGAAATTCATGTGTTAAAAAATATTGCAATATTTCTTGTCAACATAATCTTTTAAGAGAAAACAATATTAAAGAGTGGAAATGTGGAAATAAATTAGGATATACTGGCAAAACAAAACAAATTAAAAATTTTGTAAGACAATATCTTTTAGAAAAGTATAATTATAAATGTCATAAATGTGATTGGAATGAAAGAAATCCAATAACTGGTAATATTCCATTAGAAGTCAATCATATTGATGGAAATGCAGAAAATTGCAAAGAAGAAAATCTAGAAATTATATGCCCAAATTGTCATTCTTTAACTCATAATTTCAGAGCGTTAAATAAAAACTCGAAAAGAAATAGGAAATCTCCCTGTGAGACTTGAACTCACCTATCAGGGTTACAAATCCTGTACATCGCCGTCTATGCTTAGGAAGAATTATCCCAAATTAATAAAAAAAAGCTCCGACTCGTGGTTTCGAACCACGGACCTAGTGATTACCTACTACTATAGCTTTCGCTACCTTCTCAGTTTGTAGTCTGGACTTTCTCATTATCTTCAACATTACTTGTAAGATACCAACCGTCAAGTCTCTACACGTTCCTCTTTCGAGGCTTCGCTCGGGATTGGCATTTTAAAGCGTTCCCCGAATTTGATTGGTTTTTCATAAAGTATTTCTACTTTAAGCTGCCATTATGACAGTCACCCGCTCTGCCTCTGAGCTAAGTCGGAATTAAAAAATGTGCAGGGTTTATCATCATTCTTTTTGGACATCCTCCTGCTTATTCCAAATCAGTTGGGAGCTACCACAACAACATTTACGCTTTGTTGAGTTTAACAAAACGTTTATATTTTTTATAAAAGCTTTCTATTGCTGAAGAAGCTTTGGTCTTAAAGACACCACTCGTTTATCCTTCTGTCACTTTTCTGCTAGTAGAGGCTCGTCGGAGATTTCCAATCTGCTTTCCCAACATACTTCGGGCGATAAAGACCACAATAGAAAAAACATAGAAAATGATTTGCCCATAGCATTTCGGCCTACGACTCATCAAGGGCTGTGACTATCTAGGGAACCGCTCCTAGCAACGTCATACTTTATCGCGTATGAATACGAATTGCGAGGGGAAGGATTTTAACCTCCACTCTAGACTATGGGCCTAGCGATCTCCGTATGATCCCTCTCGCAAAGTGTTTTCCCCACTACCGAATAATTAACCAAGTGAAGCTTTGATCAATTTGAAGAAACACAGTGACTATTTCATCTTGGTAGCGACTCCAAGCCTACTTTAATGTGTGTCGGATTACATTTAGCGTCATCGGGTTGCTAACCCGCTCTTAGCCTCAATGCTCATTGTAGGATCATCGCCTACAATGGCAGGGAAAAATGGTGGGGTATTCTCATGTCATTGTTAAACCATGCGCTGTTTAGTATGCATCCATCAAGCGTAGAGGGTATGAGGAGAATAAAGTCGCTAAACTCTGCCCCATTGAAAATTATTAACTGTTTTATGAAAACAGCCACTGCCAATCTTCTGGCATGTCAGAAATATTTAAAACTTTAGCTTTTATTTTAGGTATTTTATTTGTAATTGCTTTTTGAAGTCTGTGATGCCCATCTAAAATTGACTGCTTTCCGTTGTTTTTATTTAAAATTAAAATTGGATAGTCAAGATTAGCTTTTTGAATATTAGCTAATGTTTCGGGATCAGTTTTAGTTTGGTGAAGAGCTAAAGGCTTGAGACTATCAACATTTATTTCTGATATAGGCATATCCTTAGAAAAAGCAAACAAATCACTAATAGTTACTTTAACTAATTTACCGTCATTTGTTGTATCTTCCCAGCTAGTCTCTTGCCAGTTATCACCATGCATGCTTTCTATAATTTTACTGTATGCTTCACTAAGTAAAATTTGATCTCTGTGCTTCATTATTATATTTATTAGATTGGTGCGGGATATCAGAGTCGAACTGATCTCTCAAGTTTGGAAAACTCACATATTAGCCGATATACGAATCCCGCGAAAAATAGACAATGTAGATGGAATCGAACCATCGCCACGGCATTACTGCCTATCCTATCGGATAAGAAGCCCTTTGCTTGGGGTGTGCTACCACTACACTATACATTGATAATATGGTGGGCAGAGCTGGATTCGAACCAGCGTAGGCGCAAGCCAGCAGATTTACAGTCTGCCCCCTTTAGCCACTCGGGCATCTACCCAATATTTTTTATAAAATTTATAAAATTGATCATATCGTCATGTTTCATTGTATGTTTTGCATAATTTATAGTTCTACTGACAAATTGAATATTGTCTTTAATATATCCTAGATTAGAATCTATTCTATCTACTGATGCTACTCTCCAATTTGGAACTTCAAGTTTATGATTTTTATGTGTTGGTAATATCAAAAGTGTATTGGTATATGCACATTTACCATGTTGCTTATCCCAACAATCTTTTAAATCTTCCAAGGTGATATTTGAAGATTTTCTATTTTTATTTTTTATACACTTAAAAATATATTTAAAATCTCTAAATTCTTTTGAATGTAAATCGCCACCTCTATTGAATGAGCCAATCTCTATTAATTTATATGCTCTTTTTCTAGCTAACTCTCTAAGTTCTGGTGTATTTTTTGCACATCCGCAACTTTTAATTTTATTTCTTTTTAAATCATAAAAATCACATTCTTTTTCTTTACCGCAATCACATTTAACTTTAACTCTGCGATATGAAACGTGCTCTAAAATAGTTAATTGGTTGATTTTTTTTCCTACGAATGATATTTTCATATAGTTATTTAATCATATCCACTATTTTTTAGCATATCCACTGTTATTTTTTTGAAATTGGTGGACGCGAGGAGCATCACACTATGGTTTTCACCACCAGATTTCTCTGTTTGTGCGCTGGACTATGCCTTTACCTTAGTATTTTTACTTTAGGTAGGTGATTATAGTCTCTACACCTTCTCATTATCTGAGCTTGGCTCGGCATTGGGACGGATATTATTCCAGACCGTTCACCGAATTTACACCTTACTAACTATTCGTTTCCAAATAGCAGACCCTCATTAAGTTGAACTCCTGTCCTCTATCAACTTACATTAACCTTCAAACATGCTTATATTGTCTCGTTAAGGTGAGACTTTCCTGTTAGGGACGACCGATTTCTCTGCCATCCTCCACCAATGTATTAGACAGAATACATACTGTTTTATTACCTGTTTTGTATCCAAGAGCAGAGCAGGTTTATCTCTTGGCGTATTTGCTTAGGCAGCTAAAGCAAGTTCGCCTTGTGGGGCGAAAACGCGATTAGCAATACCACGCACAGCGTTAACAATTCTGTTGCCGTTTATGTTTTTTTGATCAGCTTTTTAAGAGGCCAACTGATCAACCTCTACATGCTAGTTGAATGCTTATCAATACAGTCGAAACCAGAACGCGCCCGATAAAATTGGTTGCGGGGGTGAGAGTCGAACCCACACCGAAGCCTAGCTTATGAGACTAGTTCAGCACCACTACTGACTGCCCCGCGATTGAAATTATGCCGACTAGAAAGGCGACTATAATATATTCCTTACTCACCCGCATACGCAGTTCTGCAAGTCATTTATATTATAGTACAGGGCATGAAGCCCTTTAACCTTAATAGCGGCAAATTGGTACTTGCATGGAGAATCGAACTCCAATTGTACGGATGAAAACCGTAAGTCCTAACCGTTAGACGATGCAAGCTATAAAACTTAAATTTTTTCTGTCAAAGAACTTTGATTATTGATTCGCTTTCGAATCAACCATCAAGACAATCGATTCGATTGAAGTGATGCAAGAATCATAACATATTTATCTTACATGTCAAATTAAATTTTGTCTTTCCATAATAAATACAAAGGCCAAATTAAAAAAAAGAATCCCCATAAAGTCTCATCCATTTTTTTATGATACAAAGAATAAAACAAACCGATTGTGTGAATGACACACATAGCTTTTAAATAAAATGTAACAGCGTCCATGGTTATTTTCCTTTATAGACATAAAAGTCTCCATCAAAAAACCAAACTTTTCTATTTCCAACTTGTTCAAGGATGCATTCACAATTTGCACAAGGTTTTGAAATTGCTGGTTTATCATTGTTGTCGATTCTAACATTAACAAATGTTATATCACTACAATCTTCAACTCCTAATTTAATTAAACAGGAAATTTCAGAATGGATACCTGCTGTATAATTTGAATTAAGATCTTTTGTTGGTTCATACACACCAAATTTATGATGAGGATGAAGCTTATTGTAATTATTATATCCAATGGCAAGCATTTTATTTCCTTTAAAAGCAAACGTGGTGTGAAAACACTTACCAGTTTGTTTTGTAGGTTTTAATGCTCTTGTAATTTCTTCTAATCTTTTGAAATTAATAGCCATTGGGTATTAATTTATAAACATCAAATATCGTGTTGGATGTGTTTCCAGATGTTTCTTTAATCAAATCACACTCACCATATACTTGTACAAGATTTTTAATTCTTTCTTCAAGAATATGTGCGTTGATTTTTTTATCAGAATTTAATTTGCAATGATGAATTGACAAATAACAAGTATCATCATACTCCACCAATTCTGTCAAAGGATGCAAACATTCATAGTCTGATACAAAATCTTTGATGATGTTGTTGATTTCTTCTGGTGTGATTTTCATTATTGCGCTGGTTCTTCTTCAGTAAATTCAATTCTGACATTTTCCTTTGGAACGTCTTTGAAATAATTCAAAGCTCTAGCTTCAACAGAACGAAACCTATCAAAGATTAATTCACGAGTTGCAGGAACTTTAGGAAGAGTGAATCCTTTCTCAGACAATGCGCGATTAAGAGCGATTTTCATTGCTGTTTCTTTGTCATAATTGTCATGTGGACTGCACAAAGAATAACCATAATAAACTTGATCTTTTTCTTTTACAGCTACCACAACACCACGTGGGTTGTACTTATCATCTCTGATGTATTCTTTAATCATTGTTTGCATAAATTTATTATATTATAGTTTTTTATTAGTTGAGTTAGGGAGTGAGAAGCAATAACCTAACTGTTCTCACTCCCTATCATCATTCACAAAATAACAAGAGTCACGCCATCAATTTCGTCCCAGAATTCGTTGAGTTCTTGAAGAGCATCCAACACTTCTTGTTTTGATGGATATTCTGGAGAGAAACTATTTTGAATTTGTCTGACACTAACATCATCATATCCTTCATCGCGTTTGTTGTTGAGATATTTTTCAACTCTCTCCACAAAAGCTGTGCGTTCTTTTGCAAAGTTTGGCACGAGATTATCATTACCTTCTCCATCAGTCACCGAAGATTCGATTTCATATTCATAATCAGAAACGACCTCGTATGCTGATACTCGACACTTTTGGCAATTGTAATCAGTTGGAACGCTAACAACATCTTTAGGGTTGACTTTAACTACGACTACTCTCTGTCCGAAAGAACGAGCATAATCGAGAGAACCAACATGCAAACCGAAACTACAATGATTGTTTCTATTGTCATCTACATTGCGGCGTTTGACTTCAATCTTGGAACCAACACCGTTGAAAATCTTACCGTCTGTTGTTGTAATACCTTGAACAACGACAGTTTTAGGATTACCATGAATGCTGTAATAATGTTCTGATACACCTTTGTATGCAAGAAAGCAACCATCATCTGTAATTGGAAGTTCTTTGTATTCAAGAAACTCCATAAGTTCATCAACAGAACTTGAAGCAGGATTATCTTCAAGATTGTTCCAGAACTTGGTGAAATGTTCAAGAGGAAGATCATCACGAACAATGCTTTCTACCTTTTGAGATAGTGCTGGAGGCAATGCTTCTCCGTTGTAATAAACTTGATCTTCAATGATTTCAAATCCTTCTACTTTATCAATAGATTCAAGAGTGAAATCAATTGGATACAAAATTTCATTGATAGCATCTTCTTGCTCATCACTTGGAAGAGTGAAAGATTTAATGATTTTTGGATATTTACGATCTGTCTTTTCAACACGAACTGAACCATTGTTGATAAACAAAATAATTGCGGATTGGTTGATGATGTATGTCATAGTATTATTATAGTTTGTTTGTTTGTTTTGTCAATGAGATTGTATTTTAGTTTTTTATTAATCTTTTATCAGAAGGAGTTTACGAAGATCGCGTCTATCCAATGGTGATCCATATCGAGACACACTGTTGTAAATACGACTTCTGGTAGAATTTTCTGCTCTAATGTTTGTCATGATCTTTTTGATCTTTTCAATTTTATTTGGATACCTTTTGAGATGTTTAAGAACAGTTGGGTTGATATTAATTGCATTGCATGCACATGTCAAATCATATTCGACACTTCTTTGCTTTCTCTGAAATTCTTCAAGATTTTTAAGTCTGGTGTGTGCGTTTTTGTATTCATCAGAATCTGGATGCAACCAACCCAAATCATGAAGTTGATCTACCATTTTTTTACTTTTGCTTGATACACAGTACGAATCATTATTTGTGTACTCATTATTATGATAAATTGCACGATGATAAAGGTGATCAATACAATCAATTGTTTCGTGCCAATTTGAATCAGAGATTTCTCCAAACTTATTGTCTACATATTCTTCAAACTCTTCACTGGTAAAAGAACCAAGTTTATTGTAACGACTGAATACGTTATATTTCACCAAAGTTTTATTTTTCTCAAGCTTTGGAAGCTTCATCTTTTTAACATCAATGATCTCAATGTCTGAAGTGTCAACATTACAAGAATTTGAATCGATGAGTGATTCATCTTGAATATAAACAAAACCGTGGTAATTTGCAAAACCTGCGAGATGTTTTGCCAGACGCAACTTCCAATTTTTTAAATTTTTAATATTTGGAAGTTTATAAATTGGAAGCTTACCATTAGAGTATTCAAGATTATTTAAATATGCAACTTCATATGCTTTTATACTCATTAATGCCGCATGGGTTTCTGGAATATATTCAGACATGGCATAAGTAAACCAATCATCCTCGAAATACTTTGAAGTTTTGCTTTTGACATATTCACCCAGAGGTTTAGGAACAATTTTACTGATTTGTTCATTCTTAAAAGTTTCGATATGTGATACAATATCGTTGATAACTTTTTGATTGTTTGGTGTATCTTCTATGCTTTCTCTTGAAATTGGAATGCTGAGTTTTCCAATTGGAACATCGACAACATATATGTTTTCATTATTGAAAGTGCAGAATCGAACAGGAATCTTTTTATATACCACACCTCCCATACGAATATAAATGTGATTATAATCATAATCTTGATGAGATTTTTTATATTGATGCATTCCATATTCTCCCAGTTTGACAGAATGAATCGGTGAATCTGGAACTACAGTTTCAGAGTTATCAGAAAGAAACTCAATCTTTGTATCATGGTGTAGATTTTTAACAAATTTGGAAGTTGTATTCCTAAATGAATATGAATCACTGTCTGATACTTCAAAAGAAATTTCAATTCCACTTTCGTTTGTAGGTTCTTCAGAGATCTTAAAAATCTCTCCGATTGGAACGCCTTTGTCTCCTCCACCAAGAACGCATGCATACACACTACAAACACCGTTGTAATAAGAGTTGATGTAAAATGTATCGGTATATGAATGTGCCGCTTTTGAACCAATACCAAAACCACCTACATATTCATTGGAATGGTTTTTGGTGCTTTCGAAATACATTCCAAAAATGTTACGAACACCATGTTCATCCAAACCTTTAGCGTAATCTCTAACGCTCCAAGTTTTGGTATTTTTTACTGTTTTGATTGCAACAACAACTGGACGATCAATCTCGTACTTTTTGTGTTCATCAACAGCATTGCAAATATATTCACGAACGCATGCAAGAATTTTATCATTGTAAATCTTGTCACGCAGGAAGTATGCGGCAATGTCCATGCCTTTGGCAGACATTCCCATGGTGCTTTTTTGAAGCGAGTCTGATGCGATTGTTGGCGATGTTGTAATTCCAATTTTCATAGTTTGTGTTTGATGATGGCACTAGTTTAATCTAGTTTCTTATTAATATGATTTGAAATTTTCAGATAATATTTTGACGATAGATTTGTCTTTTGCTTTAAGTTCAACTTCCCAAATACAATCAAGGTTATTTGAAACCACGTTTGGAATGTGAGAAGCATAATCAGTGTGTGATTTGGTGTTGTTGATACCTTCACTCCAATGCATTACAGGAGTATATGATTTCCATGTGTTTTTAAAATCATTCATATAACAACGATTAGATGGGTTTATTGCATCATGGAGATTGTCAAACACGCAAGGCAACAAGCTACCAAACACATTGAAAACATTTTCTGAATTCCAATAACCATTGTCTTCATTCTCAACAACTAATCGTTTTTGAACACCAACGTCACAACGAGAAAGATTACTCATGAATCTCTGACAGTATTGTTCAATTGTTTCAACTTCTAAGTTTGGATTTTTACTCACATGCAAACACATGGGAGTGTTGTGATCTTGAGAACACCCCATCAAATCAAGAACATAAGATTGGTGATTAAGTTCACAAATAGATTTATCAACAACAGCATCAGTATATGATGATAGCACATTAAATTGATCTGGATGAGAAGATATAGTAATGCCGATTTTTCTAGCGTGATCACCAGCAAGCAATAGCATATTTTTAATTTGCTCAAAATCTGGTAGATCATTGTAATTTAAATCGAGAGTGCTGTCTGTAATTAAAGGAAATAGATTGGATGATACACGATAATGTGATATACCAACAGAAGCACAATGAACAATAATTTGCGCTGTGATTTTAGAATTATGAAGGATGCGAGATGATAATTCTTTGATAGCAATGTGTCTTTGCATACTGACAAATTGCTTTCGTGTCATAGTCTTGAATGCGGTTTTTTTATTTTTATCTTTCAGCAATTCGCTGATGCATACAAGTCCAAGTTTTGGTGTTGCTGTCATGCAACTATGGTAATTTAGTTTTTTATAAATAAAAAAAGCGGGTGTCTAGTTAATAGACACCCGCTTATTAATAACTATCAGAGAGCAATCAGACGATTGTTTCTGAGTTCGCAAGCAAAGTCACGAGTATCAACATTGACCCAGCTGTGGGTGTGTTGATTCTTGCGTTCAAGAACCAATGTTTCTCCTCCAAGCATCATAAAAGATCCATCTGGATTTTGAATGAACTTAGCTGAAAAAATCTTAGGATTCTTTCGTTGGTTGCGATTACGGAGCCATTGCTTGTTTTTTCTTGTCATGTTTGTGTCGGTATTACTCATATTATTATGTCGGTTGTTTGTTGTTTGTTGTTTATTCTGGATCTTGTCCATTTGGTCCATTTTCTAGGAAGTGTTCAACTTCAAGAACACACACCAAAGAGTCTATCTGTTTTTTCAAATTTGTCAATAGCTTTTGTTTTTTTACAACTGATTCGTAGCAAGCTACTTCCATATTCATCACATCATTAAATTGCTGTTCTGTAATTTTTATTTGCTCGTCGATTTCTTCTTCGGTCATGTCGTACTTCATTGTATGTTAGTTTTTTATTAATTTATTTTAACAACTTAATTATTATTTTTTGCTTTTTTTATTATATCATCAATGCCTTGAATGATTTCAACAACATTGGAATTCTCAAATACCAAAAGTTTCGGAACTCCTTTGATTTGATGTTTTTTAAAGAACTCAAAGTCTTCTTCAAATTCTACAGTTTCCAATTCGATGTTATCTTTTTTTAATTTACTTTTCAACATGTGACATGGGCCACATGTTTTTGATGTTGCTAAAACAAGTTTCATTTAATCTATGATATTAAAAATAAATGATATGTCAATCTTTTTTCCAAGTATAAAAAATCTGCCAATCTTCACTCACTGCAAAATGAACTTCATCATCCCAATCCCATTCATGATCATAAATTCCAGTGTCCTTATCGTATTCATCTTTCACACACTCTGGTAGATTTAAAAATGGGGTATCTTCATCGTAATAACAATATTTTGCGATATACTCGTTCAATTGTTGATAATCATCATAGTATTCTGTATCTTCTGGATCACCGATATGTCTTTCAAGAATAGATTCTACAGATTCTTGATATTCATCGAGTTGTAAAACAGCATAATAGTCTGAATAGCACCCGCCACCTTCATAACCATAAGCGGCAATAATGACTTTATCGTCATCTAAAACTTTTTTTGCCATTGCGAGACGGAGAGTATTATCACCCTCATCAAAATTGCGGGTTTTTTCTCTTACTGCTAAAAATTGTATGTTCATATATTGATTGTATGTTAGTTTTTAATTAGTTAAATCTCAACACATCACGTTGCATCATTATAGCATTTGCCTCTAAACGATACCTTTCAGCAGTCTCTCTCGCTTCATCGCGTTCACGTAATGCTTCTACTCTTTCTACCTTGGCTTGTATCCATGCTTCTTGAGTAATTTTCAAATCGCTTAATGCTTCATCGCGTTGCTCCTGCATACGATGTTCACGTAGCACGGCAGTTTCATAGTTGTCAACTGCTTCGTTGCGCTGTTGTTCAAGCTTACGAGAAAATTCTGCTGGTACAAAATAGTCACCTTCGTCAGGATTAAATCCTAAGAAGATTTGATTTGCATCTGTTTCTGGTGTTTTACTCATCACTCTCTCCTTCCCATTTTCCAATAACTTTTAGATATACTACTGCGCATGCACGGATATATTTCTTAAACTGATTGTCAGTTAAATTATCTTCAGCTTCAACCAATACATTTGCAAGATTAAACAGCAGTCCATTCTGTGGGTGTTTTATCCATCTCCCACTAGAGTCCCAATCTTTAGCTTCCTCTGGATTACAATCCCAGCCGCAATGTTCAGCAATAATTATTTTCAGTTGTTCGTCAGTCATAATTTATGGATAGTATGAAGCTAGATCTGATTTTGGCCAGACAACTTCTGGACCTTTTCTATTAATTTTGAGAACTTGTTCAATCTCTTGATAAACTTCTAGAGCCTCTTCAAAGGTATCCCAACTCAATCCCCTGCCATAAAACTCAGAATCGATATCATATGGTACAATATCGTGCCACCCGAATAACCATTTTCTTTGAATGTAATACTTCGCTTTAGCTAGGCGAGAGTTTCTATGACGAGATTCCTTTACGATTCTGAATTTTGGCATATGTTTTGTTTATTGTATCAAGACTCTTTTTTCTTACGAGCGGCTTTTTTCTTTGCTGGTTCTTCGGGCGTTTTAGCTTTACGAGTACGCTTAGGCTTACTTGTTTTATTTTCCATCTTCTCTTCTTTATAAGTCACATCATAGTCGATGATGCTATCAGCTTCACATCCCTCCGAGTAATCTTTAGGATTGTAAAAATAGCAAACAAATCCTCTTATTGCAACAAACAGTATTGAAAAAATAACTGATGTCCATATGCCGATTTCGATTATATTAGTTAATGTATTCATATTTTTTGTAATTAGATTTCGTCTTTTAGTCTACCACTTTGTTTCATCCAAATCATAAGATCAATTTGCGCCACACTCATATGTGGGAAATTATGTTTTGCAAGAAACAAAAATTGTTTTTCTAGTTGTTGATAAAGTTTTTGATTTTGAGGTGTACTTTCTGGAGCGTCATCGACACCGTTATCACGCATCCAAGCAAGAATATGAGTATCAAGTACGGCACACTCACAATTCTGTCTAGTATGCAACAAAAAGAAACGAGCAGTTTTCGGTCCAACACCACGAATTTGTAAAAGATCTTCCAAAGAGCAATTGCGCAAATCAAGATTAAGAGAATCCAAAATAGCTTTGGTGAGTCTGTTATACTGACCGATACGAGAAGCAACAAGAGCATTGTGAATGCCGACTTCACCAAGGTTTTGTAGGTATTCAAATGGAAGGACATCTTTGTTTAAAAGTCGAGCGAGACATTTACTAGCGTAGTCGCTATTCTTTCCAGCAACAAACATGCTGAAAAGCCAAAACGATTGCAGTTCATAATCGTTACGATTGAAGTTGGTGATTTGAGTTGGGGTTATTGCTTGCATGCCCTTATACTAAATTAGTTTTTTATTAATTCTTTTTTAGAGTTTTTATAAACAAATATACCACAATGCAAAACAAAACCAATTTTATTATCTTATTGTTCTTCTGGTTGTTCTGCAGAAGATCCTTCAGAGTTTGGTTGCTCTGTAGTAAATTCTTCAACGTTTCCTTGAATTCCAAAAGATACTGTAATGTTTCCTTGTTCATCTTGATTTACTATTTTTTGATGTTGCAAACTTAACAAATCTTTTGAAAATGTTTTATCAATTTGCCATAATTGTTTGGATGCCCAATTTAAATGTGGTGATGCCATCAACACGACTACAGAACCAAGTTCTGATGTTGTTAAGTTTTCTTCGACTATTGATACTGGGATTTCAATTACTTTTTCTTTTTTCATTATTTCGATTCTAATTGTTTGACTAATTCTTTTAGAAAAGTTTCATCTTTTATTGAATTCACTTTCCATACTGATTCTGATCCTCTGCCATATTTGCATAATTTATTTTCTGCAACCAACTCTCTCAATATATTATTAGCAGTTTGTGTGCTAATGTCAAGTTCTTCAGATACACGCGCAACAGTAATCAAAGGTGGTTCTACCATATTAATGATATGATTCTTCCTTGTTTGTGATATTGAAACTTTTGAGGTTTTTACTTTTTCCTCTGGTTCATACGCTCCCAAAAATGTATATCCAGATGATTCCATGATTGCTTTGTATTGTGCTGTTGGTCCGAATCTATTCTTGTAAACATTGATTATTCTATAATCTTTACCAAGTTCTTCGTCTTTGTCAATTTTCAAATTAACATCAACAGCATATGGTAAAGTGGTTCCGCCTTTCAGTTCTCCGCTTGTTGTCATTTGAACAATGAAAAGTAAAGCGCAATCGTATACTTTAGCTTTTTTAATCAATGTGTTGACAAAATATTGAACCTTTTGTCTTGAATTCAAATCATTATCGGTTGTTAAACATTGAAAGCTATCAATCACCAAGAAATCCATATTCTTCATATGCTGTACGATTTCATCTACATTTGTGATTGTGGCAATTTTTAAATTTTTAACATTCAAACGCTTCGCATTGTATGCGATTTGTCTAATATCTTCTTCTCCAGATGTATAACCAACCTTGTATCCCTTGGTTGTTAACTTTTCTGAAAGAATTAAAGAAAATACACTTTTACCAGTTCCTGGTTTTGCTATTAAAGTCATCGTAGATCCTGGCAATATACCATCTCCGAATATAGAATCTAATTCATCATCTCCTGTTTTAATTCTATTAAAGTAACTATTTGGAATGGATACATCTCCAATACGAGTAAATTCAACATGTTCGTGATTTAATAACATGACGTTAGATTACTCTAGTTTTTTATTAATGAATCTTTATTCGAAATTCTTAATGAACCAATCAGAAATTTCCCAATGGAAGTCTTTTTCATTTTTGATAGATCCAGCCTTTACATAAATGTAACTTTCGGGATGTTCCCCATCGTAATCGCTCCAAACTTCAATAACATCATCATCATTCATGATGAAATAATAATTGTTGATTTCCGCTTCGTATTTACCTTTGCTCATAGTCTTGTTATTACTTTTTTAACTGCATTTTTAAATTTATATGTTGCTACATTATTAGGCACATTTTTCCAATTTGTGATTATCTCTGCAAAAAATTCATCGGGATTACTTACAGAATAAGCAGATGGCCATTTCATAAGTTTGGCTATCCTTTCTCTTTGTAATTTGTAATCTTCTCTTTTAGAATCTTGCAATCTATATGTTTTTTTCTTTTTAATTCTTCTATGGTATTCATCTAACATATCTACATACGCTTTTAATAATATTGGATATGATTGTTTTGGAATTAAATCAGCAATAAAGTGAGCATATTCATGCAACAAAAAATCTGGTCTATCGGTATAGTGTTGATCTAAATAAATCACTCCTCTGGAATAATAAGCAGGTACAATGTCGTTCGGATCATATGATATGTTTTCGTTTTTTATATCTGTAATTACGACCTTTGGTCTTTTTAATGGCAAAATACCATAAACTCTTTTTAAAAACTCAGGAACTGTAACTTTTAATTGATTTATTACTCTTATTCTACTTGGAGTATTAAGAAATTTTTCATCTTTTTTGATATTGATTTCAATACCTTGATGACTTAATTCATCAACGCCACGTATGACAAATTTAATATAGTTTCTTTTTGATACCGTTGGTTTTAATATACGCTCTCTTAATTTTTCTTCGGTTTGTTTTAAAAATCTATCAGCAGATTCTGGATTTCTTAATTTTAATAATTTATAAGTATCTTGAACTTTTTGCTGTTTTAATTTTTTAGAAAGTTCTCTCTTAAATATAGATTGTTTTGAAAGAGTTTTAAGATCTTTCAATTCTTGCTTTCTAAGAGGATTTTTTTCTCTTTTTTCAAAGAAAATATCGAAACTGTCCACTGTAATATTTAACCTGCTACGATAGTTTTTCCAAGGGTGGCTACATGAGCCATTCCATTATCAACTCTGACTTGTTCAACCGAATAAGGTTGAGCGCCATTACATTCATCCAATCCAACGATACTAAAACCATTTTGCCAGTTTGGAGCAGATGCATAAATAGGTTTCAAATCACAAGCACACGCATTTTCCCAAGCATAAACTTGTGTATCTGGACGCTTACCAATGCCTGGAATTCTTTGCGCAGTAGCACCAAACCTATGGGTATGGTTATGCATCAATGAGATGTTGAACTTATCAAGCATTCCTCTTGCTGAATAACCACCATTCTTACGAACAACATCACCGTGCATAATAACAAAATCATCTGTGAGGTTAACATAATCTACCAGATTTACTGTTTCATTAAACTCGCCAAGAAATACTTCTTCATATGATAGTCTTTCTCTAATTTCTGGTAAACATCCAAGTTCACCGATTCTTTCAGATAGATAGCGCCACCAACGGCCATTAACATCATTACCGCTATGATTAGCATTAACTTCATAAATGATTGCATCATCTGGTGCTAGACTAATCAATTCTTTCAAGAACGATTGATAAGCAACTCTTTCATCAAGTAATGAATATTGATGTCTAATATCTTTAGAGTAGCGAGAGACAGCAAACAGATCGAGAGTATCACCATTAAGAACAATTGTCTTGGGTCTCAGTTCTGCTACAACTTCAAAAAAGATTTCCAATGTTTTTGGGCAATGTTTTGGGAAATGCATATCACCAATAACAACAGCATAGTCATTAGACTCTTTGACGTATGTAGAGGTCTGAGGAACGGTAACTTTGATAGGTGCTAGTTGTTCTAAGAAAGAAAATACCTCATCTTCTGTCTTTTTAAACCTTGCTGGCTTTTCTCTTTGAAGATTCTCATTTATATGTCCTTGAACTTCGTTATCACTACCTGACTCGAAATTGAAAAAGTCGGTATCATAATTTGATTGAGATTGTTTTTCATAAGCTTTGACCCAATCAAAAGCTGTTGAACGAGGAACGCCAAAGGTTCTTTGAATTTCATTAAATGACATTCCGTCTCGTTTGGCTTGGATTACTTGTTGTTTTATATTCATGCTTGTTGTTTGTTAAAAAATTCTTTAAATGATTGTTTAAATTTATTTATATCTTCTTGAGTGGCAGTTTCTAATTCTCTTTCTGCTTCTTCATATGTATCATGATTTGAAACAAAGTCAACTTTACCATTTCCAACATTATAAAGAATGTCATAGGTATTATCATCAGATCGTCTAACAATTCTAAATCTACTTTTTCGAGGAATCATATGAATTATTTATTGAGGTGACATCAACATACTTTAATCCAAATCCGCAATCGTCTACGAGATAGTTTATTGCTTTGTAAGCATCGGTTGGAAAAAATCCAATTTTTGGGTAGAGTACATAAAGGTCATTTGAAACATTTATGTTATGTTCCTTTAGTAAAGTTATAGCTTCTTCTCTGTTTTTGAAGTTCACTTATCTGACTATTTAACCAATATAATTTGATATTAGTTAAGCCATGTGAATCTTTTTTTTTAAAATTCAGTTTTCCAATTAAGTTTAGAAGATTTGCAAGAAATATTAATATCATCACGATCTTCAAGATCACTGATGTCATATTCTATCTCATCAACCCATTCATTATATTCACGAGTTTCGAATACATCTTTTATAATAGTTTCATCAAAAGTTTGATGGAAAAGTATTGTTTTGAATGTTTCAATCCAATCTTCAATATTGGCATCTGGACCGAGTGTCAAATGAATGGTTTTATCTGGACGAAATCCACCTTCAATAGTTATTTTAATTGGTTCTGTTTTCATATAATTCATAATATTAAAATTTCCAAGCTTGTAGTGTATGTTTAAATGGTTCACCTTCAATATTTTTTACAAGTTCAAGCATCTTCTCAGCAATCTCTCTAATTTCTTTTTGTGCATGCTCAGAGTTACGAAGCTTCAAAAAGTTTGCAAAACTTCTCATATTAAATTGTACATCAGATTGAATTTGAGAATTGTAAGTTTTAAAAAATCGTGCGCTTTCTTTTGCTCGTTTGCGACCAAGAATGGGTGTAAGTTCCTCTAGACACTGATGATAATACTTATTGCCCATTTGCGTATACTCTTCAAGAACTCCTGCCCAACTATAAACAGATATAGATTCATGTGAATTGCCAGCACAACCATCTTCATCTGCATTGTCTAATGCAATCCAATCAGTAGGAATGTAATACTTATCATCATTCAATTCTTTGTATCGGGCTGATTCAGCATTAATACTAGCAATGCGATGCTTGAGCAGGTGAATATGAGCGCTAACATCGGTATCAACAAGAAAATGCACACTACCTTTCTCAAACGGTGTTTCGTGACCGTTAGACCAGAGCATGTCGATGAGTTTAGGAATGCGCGATTTCTTTTCATCATTTAATTCTCTTGATGTACTTGTCCATGCACTACATGCAATAATTTCGTCTGATCCATAGTGTCCAATTAGTTCTACTTTATTTATCATAATATTAGTAATCTTTTTTGTATTCAAGATTTTGAATTTCTGCTAAATGATCAACGAGATTTGCTAATTCTTGATCGCTGAGAATAATCATATCGGTGTAAGGTTTTCCTCTTAAAGTCATCCACGCTTGTTTGATTCTGAAAAGAAAACCTCTAGAAATATCATATTGAAAATGAGCGAAATCTGTTCCAAAATCTGGATCATGACTTACATAAAGTCCACCATGTCCGCAATCGCATCTAAAAAATTTACCATTCATATGTGTTTTTATATTCTAGTTTTTTATTTGTCATCGTCGTATTTTTCAAAAATAATAAGAGCGGCGATTGCAAAAATAATCATTGAAACGCTGTATAAAATAATTGATATTTCATTCGTCATAATCGTATCCTAATTTATGAGTTTCTATCCAACGGTAATTTCTTTTATCACCGACACGCTCAATGCTCATATGACCATTTTCATATGCTTCACGATGCGTTTCATTAACACCCATCCAAAAACCAGCAACCATGCACAAAGCTGTATGAATAACCAATAAAATTACAACGATAATATTCATAATTTAAGAATTCATTACCTTCAATAAATCTCTTCTATTTTCAACCGAAAATTCTTCATCACCAATCTTTACTTGCATTCCTCTTTCTCCCATATCATTGTCATAGATATACCACATAATCCAACTTTCTGGATCAACAATATCTACTGCATCTTCAAATGCTTTCCAAACAGTGTTATAAAATGAACCATTAATATCCATAAACCCTGCATCATACGCTTTATCCATTACTTTTTTCAAAGCAATATATGAATCTAAAATTTTATTTAATTCTTCAATGGTGAGTTGTTTGTTCATCTTATTTCTCCGATTTCTAGTTCGTCTAATATTGTACTCACACATCCATCAAAGTCAACTGAAGATGAGGTATGAAAATGACCGCAATAGTGGCGAGACGCTCCGCAAAGTTTGATTAACACATCATGATCTTTGCGTTCTTGCAAACACTCATCCCAGAGAGTCTCATCACGATCACACCAACTAGAAATTCCATCTTTGTCAAATGGACCACTCCATGTGGGTGTGCTATGAGTCACAAGTACATCACAACGCTTTATTTTAGAATGATCTAAAACAAACTTTTCATTAGCCCAATACGACACTCCTTCTTTTCGTAACTTACGATCAATACTAACAGCACCTCCAACAAACAAAAACTCTTTATCATTTAGAGTCATTGATGTATAGTCTGGGAGTAACTTAAAATTACTAAAATCGACATTACCATCAAAATAAGCAGGATCGTCATGATTGCCACGAATGCCAATAAAGTCAATGCCCTTGCCGCCAAAAAAGCTATTGATATAGTCAAACTGGCGAGCTTGTCTTTCAGTATTTAAAAATCCAATACCCAAATCACCCACACCAATCAGTGTGAAGTTGCGAATCTCTGATGCTTTAATTTTTAAGAAAAGCTGATCCCATTTGCCATGGATGTCTCCTACTATATAAATTGGTTTGCTCATAATTGACTGCATATTTTCTCGTGTCTTTTTTTAAGTTTGTCGTTATAGTTATTAGGATCTAAGTAAAAATCTAATGAATGCAATTGTGTTGATGAAAGTTTTCTAAGAGCTGGAGAGTATGGAGATTTACTATTTTTAGTCCATGATCTTAATTTTTCAACAGTATGATAAAAGAATAGATAGCAGTTTGCGCCTCGTGTGTAGTTATCGACATCAATATCAAGTTTATATTTTTTGATAGTTTGAAGTGCAATACACTCACAATGCCATTCCAATTCTATAGCATCCTTTACTGCCTGAGATACTATCTTTTTAGAGTATCTCTTACCATCAAGCCAGTTGAACAAAATGTCACATCCTTTCACTTTTGAATTAAAGAATTTACGATGATGTTTCCATTGTAAGTAATGAGAATATTCATGCACAAATATTTCAAATGCACAGTCGCGTTTCATTGCGACTACAAATTCTTTTTGATCTTTATTATCATCAAACCAACCGCCATATTTACCATCTATAGCTTTTGTCATAATAAGTTTTACTGAAAATCCATCATCAAGCAATTCATTTACTGCTTTTGCTATAAAGGTATTTTTTTCCATAACGTTAAATTTCTTCGTCTACTGGTTTATAACCTTCTTTCTGTGCTTCTTCATCACACAATGTAGTATACCACGATCCACGCTTGCATAGTTGTCCACGCTTTCCAGTATATTGGCAAGTAAGTGAAGAAAGATGTTCGGCATAACGAACCATACCTTTTACAACATCATTGCCACCATCATAATAGACACGTAGTGTGCCAAACTTTTCTTTGTATTGAGCAATCGTTACAGAAGGTGGAGAGACTCCAATATAAAGATCTAGACGATTAAAAAGAATTTTATCAATTGTACTTACAATATTACGAATACGTGCAGCAAAAGTTTTGTTAATTTTCTCTCTCTCTTCATTGCTTGGAGAAGCAAACTTTGCACCTTTGGGCAGTCGCTTTTCAAAATCTCTATATGGATTGAACTTTCTATAAATTGGATCTCTCACATACTTCCAATATAGTTGACGAAACTTTAGACGAAGCCTTTGCTTAGGATTAATTTCAGTATGCTTATGATTAGACACATAGTCATCAATACAACCAAACAATGAATCGACAATGCTCATCCATCCAATTGGACAATCATTCCAACAACGTTGACTTTGTGGCAATAACTCTCCATTCTCATTAGTTGGAAACAAACGAGGATATTTTTTAAAGAGATACTCTTCAAATATATCACCATCCTCTATTTCACTTAGAATATGTTCTTTTAGTTCTTCTACTGATTTATATTTCATATTTGTATGTTTATCACATGGACCGTCATTATAGCCATGACTTGCTAAAGCATCGCACTCTAGACAACTTTGGATGTTCATGTCCACATTTTTTGATAGTGTTTAACGATAGTGTTCATAGCCCACATATCTTTTTCTTCAATTAGCGCTTCAAGACGACGAACCTCAGCATATGCTTCTTTATATGGCATACCATAAAGCTCCTCACAGCTTCTCATTGTACAGCTTCCATCTTTATTCTCAACAAAAATATCATTTATTGCTTTTGAACTTGGTGTCGGATAAGAATTCTCATGTTGTTTTTCAAGTTCGGGACGTTCAGTTTTAATATAATTATAAACTTCACGAAGTTCATTATCAGTGTTTTTAACGCTATCGACATACTCTTGCGAGATATATCCCTTTTCAAGATCTTCAGTCCAATCAGTATGATCTTGAAGACCTTTTTCGTCTTCTACATAGTGTGTTAGACAAGCAAAAAGCAAGTGTGGAATAAGCGTTACCTTGTCACACCATGTATTTGGAATAGTTTTTGTCAACCACTTTTGACGTGGATTAAAAAATGCAGATATTTTGTATCGTATATCCCACCAATAAAAACTATTAAACAGCAATGACGGATGTTTAAAGACTCTCCAAATGTTAGTTATATAAGTATCCAGTATCATATTAATATTCTTCTTTCCAAGTATCGTGTAGATTATATCTCAGCATACGATGAGATGCAAGCAAAAAGTTAATTGGATCTTGAACACCAATATCTCCATTATTGCATTCGTCAACAATATATTTTGTTACCGCTTCTTCTAGTTTGAAGAGACGATGCGCTTCATTGATATAACGAGTAATTTTATCTGGCAATGCTGAATAGGAAAGATCCTCACCAGCGATTGGTACTCGCTCGTAGATATCAAATAGCAGTTGACGTACTTCTGCTTCAGTTAGTTCTGACATAAATTGAATCTCTTTCATAACATCATTTATATTTTGACCAGCAAATTAATACTATAGACTGAAGTATAATACCGCTTATACAATTAATTAACAACCACACGCCATATGGACCAGTTAGTGTGTATA